TTAAATGCAGTAGAATGTAGGTAATTATGTCTTTCTTTAAATTTTTGATTTTTAAATAAGTATATAGCATTACTTTGATCAAATACTTCATATGCTCCCATTAATGAAGTAGAATCAGAACCATCGAATAAAAAATAATCACCGGTTATTTTCGAAAGATTTTCTAACCCATATTCTATACTGTCATTTAATGATTGTTTTTTATCGATAAAATCATGCATTCCAACAAATAAAAAATCATAGTCATCAGAATCTGTTATATCTATGCTATAATCTCGCAATAAATGTGCTAATTGTAAAAATGGACGGAATGTAATTTCATTTCTTCCAATAGTCGGGTTTTGTATTTTTATTTTGATCATTATATAGTATCATAAAATTTGTTCTGAGATTCTTGACGTTCTATACTTTTTGGATGATGTAAACAATATTCTGGATTACTAGGCATACTTCCGAATTTTTTATATCCAGTAAGTCGTTCATGAACTTCGCCCTTCCATTTTATTTTTGAACTATTTTTATATAACCTCAATTGAGGATCAGGAAAATTAATCCAGCCCCGTTCATCGACATTCCAATTCCATTTTTGAATATGTTCTTCAGTAATGCCCTTCACTGTATTAATACGAGATACCCAATATGCTTCTACATCTGGATTTTGGTTTATTACCCATGGTATAGCACCTATTAAATATTCGTCTGGGTATTCATCTGCATCTAACTGAAATATCCAATCTCCTGTACATTTGCTATTTAGGAAATTCTTATGTGTTGCAAAATCTTTATTAAGTGAATGATAATATCTATGTAAATTTTGATCGATACATTCTTCTGCAACTAGTTCTATATAATCTCGTACTTCTTGAGTACTATTATCTTCATCTACTAATATAACAATCTCATCTTCATCACGTCGCCATTTTAATAAATATTTAATCAAATTTTGTATTTCTTTTATTTCCGTACAAACCGGAATGGCATAACTTATTTTCATTGTGCATAAATTTTAGCCATCATTTCATAGTAACAGTCAAGTGCCTCTCCAAATCGAGATCTGTCGAATTGTGTTGCATTTTCTGTATCTAGTCGTGATGTGTAATATTCTCCAAGTTTTCCTGGTACTGGAAATTTCTTTCTTTCATCGCCTATCAATTCTACTGTCTTAGCAACTTCCCATCTAAAATCAGATTCTTTATTTCCGGAACAATATAACATTCCAACTCCNGGGACATTAAGAAAGGCTGGATACCATATTAGTCCACGTTCTTCATCAGTATATTTTACGTCTTTCATAAGTTGTGGCAAAGTAGCTTCATAATCTGATACATGTTTTGAATCAATAACTAATTTGTCTGATGTTGTAAATCCAGATTCCATACACATATATGATGTAGTATTTGTGGATTCGTCTGCTTCAACTATAACACATTCATTTTTAGTTATAGGAGATATTTCATCATAATCTAATTTCATACTTCAACCTTTTTAAGTTTTGGCAATTTTACCTTATTTGGTTCTTTATTTCCTAGTTTTTTAAGTTTTGGCAATTTTAATGAAACTTGTTGTGGTACATTTTCTAGGCCTTTATCAACATGCGTACAAAACAGTTCTGCCATCTTATCTAAATTAAATTCCTTTTTACTAAATGTTGCTTGTTTTCTAGCACTAGGAATCTTATTTTTGTAATTTTCTGTAACTTCTTTAAGGACTGCAGATGCATATTGATAATTGACGGTAAACCATTTAGCTTCTTTTAATAAAAATTTATCTGCTGCTGAAGGATGTACATTTGTTAATTGTCCTGGTAACATTATAGAATGTTGTAAGAAATCTTTATGTCCNGACCAATCACTAGCTATAACTGGCTTCCCTGTTAAAGAAAATTCTAATAATGGTCTACCAAAGCCTTCGCCTTTTGTAAAAGAAATCATTGATTTTATTTTAGGGTGGTTGTATAAAGAATTCATCTCTTGATCTGTTAAATCTCCATGTAATAAATAAACATTCGGCGCTTTGATACCATATGGCTCTAATATTTGTTGAATTCTAGATGTAATTTGTTCACGGTCCATTATTGAAAAAGTCGCACTACTAGTTTTTAATATTAACGCCGGTCGGTTGTGTTTAGCTTTATTTTTAAATGTTTCAGCAAATGTCTTTATTAACATTCCTATATCTTTTCTATCTTGACCAATATCTCCTTTTAGCCAATGTCCTACAAATAAATAACAAAATTGGTCTTTAATTGTTGACATAGTCTCTGTAATAGATTCATGGATATCTGTTGGTGATATTTTTTTGTATACATTTAAATCTGCACCTTCAAACAAAACATCTATAGCTGTTGTTAATTTTAATTCGCCAGTTTTTTGCTTAGTTTCTTTATCCATAGTATCATACTGACAATTCATAAATCCTTCTTTAGAATGTTCAGACGTAGTTAATATTAAATTCATTCTATTACATCCTTCTAAAAACTCTGGCGATACAGTATCTGTCTCTATGCCGGCTGTAATGCCTATATTATATTGTCCCATTGGTTGGAATTCATTAGGCACACTAATTTGAATGAATACGTCTGGCTTTTTTCTTATATTTTCTCTTGCAATACGTTTTATTATTTCTAAATGTTCCGGATTTTCTGGCTTTAATGCGTCAGAAGGACATGATCCCCATGGTAATGAGACTATTAAAATATCATATTTGTCTGCTTTAATCAGACTGGTAATTAAATCTCTAGTATGATTTCCATATCCAGATCTAGTTGCGACTGGTCCTTGTACTACTATAAATGGCTTCATAATACTCCTGGGTTTTCAATTTTTAACTTTGGTTCTATTTTATACATTGTAAATTTTTCGCGTGGTGTCCATTTTTCAAAACACTCTTCGATACATTCACTCATTCTTTCACTCATTCTTCTAGCTGACATATTCGACTCTGTTCCACAAACCCATTCATGTCCGGCAGCTCCACAAATGTCCCTTTCTTCTTTTGACATTTTATACCAATATTCAATTGCAGCTGCAACATCTTTAAAATTTGCTCTATCATCAAATATATAAGGCGTCTGTGGTGAACCTTGTAATGACCTATTACTCGGAAATACTGGCTTTGACCACTTGCCGGCTATTTGATACGTGCCGTCATGATTAGTCGGGAAATGAGTATCAAAGTCAATCCATGATCCATCTCCATGATCAAATCGACATCCGTCTTGCAATCCGCCTGTAACATTATTAATAATGGGGGTGCCGGCATGTAATGATTCACACCAAGAAATGCCAAATCCTTCATTAGATGCAATATTAATAGTTACATCAGACATATTATAATAAAAATTTAATGTTTTTTGGTCGACAGCATTTGTACTAAAAACTATATTATAATCTGGACAAACAGCATTTTTAACAGCATATAAATCAGTTCCATTCGGGTCAACACCTTGAGTGTGCATTACTAAAACACATTTATCTGCTTCTTCTTTTGATAATGTTTTACAGAATTCATTAAATGCCAATATTACATCACCTGGCTGTTTCCTTCTGATATTTCTATTATTCCAAAATATCACAAATTCAAATTTATCTCGTAAAAATCTAGATCTAAATGCTGTAAATTCTTCATATTCTTTATGCAATGAATTTATAGGATAAAACTTTTTTTCATTAACTCCATGCGGAACATATTGTACTGCCCAATCAGGTTTAGGATATTTACGAATGACATTTTTTACAATGTTTTGTGTTTGTCTGGATATATTCATTATTAAATCGCAGGATTCATAAAACGGCTCATTCCAGAATGGATATGGTAAATCATCCCAAATATTATAATACATGATTGGCACGTATTGTCTAAGACTATGCTCAATATTATATAACCAACCCCAAAATCTAGGATCTGTAAAATGCAGTATTGCATCCGGGGCTTCCATATTCATCACTTGTTGTAAGAGTTGAGGATTGCCATAGCCATTACATGCATATACCTTTACATACGCATCATCAATGCCGGCTTCTTTATTCACATCATTACATAAATCAAATACCTTTCCTTCATCTGGATGTTTGATTGCTGCTCCGATTTGCACCCAATCATATTTATGAGCTGTGCCTATAACAAATTCTTTTGCCATTGTTGCAATGCCAGAATGCATTCGCATATCATCACATAATAATAATATTTTTTTCTTTTTTGGTCTATTAGGATTGATTTTTTTGAGTTTTGGTAACTGTATTTCTTGCATATTTCCTTTATAACTATTTTATTATAAATATAGGTTTACGTTAAGATAACCACCTTTTTGTTTAATTTAATCGCCTTATTCATTGCACTTTCTGTACCGGATGCTGAGGAATTATTTGGTATTAAAGCTACCATCATATCACATTCTTTTGCTATCAACATATTTCTATGATGAAACTGGGATACATGATATGGCTTACCATAATATCCTTCTGACATTCCACTATACAAATTCTTTGGCGTATGTGCTGGATTATATTCTTTATAATTAATATCAAATTCTATTGCATATTTTTTAGCATATTTATCTGCTCCAAATTTGCAGCCTCCGGAGATAACTATCAACTCATCTCCAAATTTACGTCTAAGTTCTGTCATTAAATTTTTTATTTTTCTGACATTTTCATATTCGCGACTACCTATTATTGCAACTTTCATTCTTTTATTCTATTTGCTAATGGACATAAATCTTCTTGGTCAACAAATTCACAATATTTACAGTTTCGTTTATTCTTACCCGCTACCGCTGGATACGTCTTATCTGTAATATAATCTCCCGTCGAAGTAAAACATGTTTCAACCCAATTATCAATTGATCGGAGCAACGCATTTCTAGTTGGCTTACCGCTCGCCGGTATCACTTCTTGTACACGTCTTTGAGGAAACATTGCGCCTTCAATTAATTTACGTTTAACAATCAGGAATTTAATTTTAATCTTATCAACATTCCAACCATATTGTTTAGCATAATATTCTTTATAAAGAACTAATTGAGATAATTTTAACTTATCGGCCTTTTGATATTTATTCCATCCCATTGTACTAGTTTTGATATCAATAATCGTTATCTCATCAGTACGTTTATCTCTTATAACTACATCTAAATATCCTAACATTAATACATTAGGATTTTTTTCTGAAACTGGATGATATACTCTAACTTCTATACCTATCAATTCTTCATGTTTTGCCGAAAAGTATTTGCCTCTATGTCGTTTGATATATTGTAATATTGTAACACCATCTTGGAAAAATTCTGTTAGTTCAAACTTCGTGGAGAAGTGTTCATCCATTTTTGTAACAGCTTCTTTATATAAAGTCTGCATTCTAGATAATAACATTGCTTCGATATCAATCTCATCTGCTTTTTTAGCCGTTTCCGTATACATTATTGTTAGATAATGTTGCAATGTTTCATGGAATGCTGTACCAAATAATGTATGGATACTTTGTTTGAATGTTCTTAATCCTTTAACATATGCTAATTCCCAATGTCTGGGGCATTGTTCGTACATTGAGTACTGAGAATAAGATATTTTTCTCTCGCCGGTCTTCGGCTCTCTATCATTAAATTTTATAACACTATGCATACTTAAATATAAGGATTTTTTCTCGTAATTCCTAATTATTTCACTATTTTGTTAGGTTGTTTATAGATCTTTCTAAATACCATTTAGCCTTTTCTAGGTCTTGTAATTTAGTATTTTTATCCTTCTTGCCGGCGCGTGATACATATTTCACTACATTACCAAGATTAAAGTCTAGTTCCCATGCCTCTATTACCTTTATAACTTCATATAAACTATCTTTTCCTCCGTAATGATCAGGGTGATATACTTGTTCTGTTTCGGTGAACTCAACTTTTGTTTTACTATCTCTAATTATTTTAGCCATTGTTTTACTTCTTTATCTGTTTTACCATATTTTTTTAATAAATCTTCTAATTCATTTATATGGCCTTGTTTCCAATAATCAATATATGATGTAGCTTCTCTTCTAGATATTTGTATATGATTTGCGACAAATGTTATTAAATCTTTATTATATTTATCTGCCTTTTTGCCTTTAATATATTTAGTATACATTTTTTGTTTTGGCAAAATATCATAATATAGCTGATAAACTTGTTTTTTATTTAATGGTCCAATTGTATATTGTTGGAACATATCAACAATCTCTATTAAATCCGGATTCATAGACAACCAACGATTAATCAAATATGGACTAAATGTTTTTTGATCTGCTTCTGATAATTTACTCCATAGAGTTTTCTTATAAGTTATATTTGCTAAATGATCAAATATTGTAGCCGGCTTTTTCATATTATTAATATAATAAATTTTTTTCGTAAATCATAATTTTATAGACCCTGTATGTTCATCATAATTAGGAGTCCATGGATCTGACCCACTGATGGAACCTGTAAAGCTTCCTGTAACACTTCCTGTAACACTTCCAGTTATAGAACCGGTCATGTGTAATGCTGGAAGTAAAGGGATTTTCTCACATGCAACTAACATTGTGGTTAAAAATGCAGTTCCAAATGACCCAGCGATTGTTTTAATAAAAAATCTTCTATCCATTTACATTGTTTGTTGTTTCGGTTCTTCTTTTGGTATCTCAGTTATAACACATTCTGTTGTTAACATCGTGCCGGCAACTGACGATGCCTTCTCTAATGCTATCCTTGTCACCTTTACCGGATCAACAATTCCGGCATCAACCATATCTTCTAATACTGTCTCTGTTCTTACATCATAACCAGACTTTGTTCCATCTCCGGTAGTTACTATCTCATTCCAAATAACATCAGGGTTGAGTCCAGCATTTTCCATAATCGCGTTGAATGGAGCTTTACAAGCCTTAACCACAATATCTCTACCCAATATTTGATCTTCATTTTCATATATAGCATCCTCAAAATGTTGATATCCTCTTAACACTGTTCCACCACCAGCAATGATACCTTCTTCTACTGCAGCTTTTGTAGCATTTAATGCATCATCTAATCTATCTTTCTTTTCTTTCATTTCAATTTCAGAGCCAGCTCCTATTTTAATAACCGCAACTCCTCCAGATAATTTAGCCAATCTTTCATGAAGTTTTTCTTTTTCATAATCTGATGTTACATTTTCAATTTCGGTTTTTAGTAATTCAATCCTTTCTGTAACCACTGATGATTCTCCGGAGCCATTAACAATAGTAGTAGACCCCTTTTTACATATAATCTTTTCTGCAGATCCTAGATAATCAACTGTTAATTCATCTAATGTCATACCTAACTTTTCTGTGAATACTGTTGCTCCAGTTAATACGGCTATATCTTCTAATATTTCAGTACGTCTATCTCCAAATCCTGGTGCCTTTACTGCTACTACTTTCAGAGACCCCCTTACTTTATTCACAACCAATGTTGATAAAGCCTCGCCTTCTATATCCTCTGCTATAATCACAATAGGCGTTCCTTGTTGCATAGATTGTTCTAATATAGGTAAAATATCTTTAGTTGCTGATATTTTTTTATCACATAATAAGATTAATGGTTTTTCTAGTTCAGCCTCCATTTTATCATTAGTAACAAAATATGGAGACAAATACCCTCTATCAAATTCCATTCCTTCTACTACTTCTAATAATGTATCTGCAGTATTTCCTTCTTCAACTGTAATTACACCATTAGTTCCAACGGCATCCATGGCTTGTGCAATCATCTGTCCAATACTATCATCATTATTAGCAGAAATTGTTCCTACTTGAGCTATTTCATCATTACCAGATACTGGTCTTGATTCATCTTCTAGATAAGATATTATATGTTTAACTGTTTTGTCGATTCCTCTTTTCAATTCAACAGGATTTGCACCATTAGCAATTTTTTTGAATCCTTCTTTAAGAATCGCATGTGCTAACACTGTTGATGTTGTAGTGCCGTCCCCGGCATGGTCGTTTGTCTTTGATGCAGCTTCTTTTACCATTTGGGCACCAGCGTCTTGTAACGGATCTTCTAACTCGACCTCTTTTGCTACTGTAACTCCGTCTTTTGTTATAACCGGTGGTCCAAATTTCTTATCTAATACAACTGTTCTGCCTTTTGGACCTAACGTTGCTTTTACTGCGTTTGCTAACTGTTCTACACCTGACATAAGTTCTTGTCGAGCGTCTTCTCCGAATAATAATTTTTTTGCCATAACTTATTTTTTTGGTTTTTCTTGTATTGGTTGAAAATCTGCATTAATATGTCCACAATCATCACATCTGAAAGTTGGTACAGGGATAATTTGTTCTTTACCAGTTGGTGAATAAAGTGCTGAAATTCTTTTAAATGCACTTACTTGTCTAAAAAATTGGCTGCCACAATTTTCACAAACGATATCTTTCAAATCTTCCGGATTGAGGTTGACATTTGTTTTTGGTGCTGCGCCATTGTCTTCTATTTTTTTCATAACTTCCTTTATTTTAACTCATTCAATAATTTTACTATGGTTGACATAGCATGTAATTCTTTGTCTACTGCAAATGCATCTTGATACTGTGATTCTGCTAAAATTAAAATAACACTTGCAATATGTCCTTTAGCATAATTATCTATCTCATCAAATAAGTACTTGTACAATGCTATAAAATCTTGTACTTTACTATCTGCAATTAATTTCCTACAATCTCTAAACGCATCTTTTTTACTTGTACTATTTTTTAATATTTCTAATAGGTTAGTCATATAATTTGCTTGTACAAGACTTGTAGCATCAATGGTTAATTTAGAATCAACTACTTGTCGCTGACATGAGTTTAATACTCTTCTGATATCTGGATATCCTGCATTTATAATAGTTGCTATATCCTTATTATCATAAGAGACTTGTAGTTCTTGTAAGATATTTACTATACGTTTAGCAACCTCCATTTTGTTAGGTGGCATGATGCCAAATGTTTGACATCTACTCTGAATGGGGTCTATAATCTTTTCAACATAATTACATGTTAATATGAATCTAGTTGTTTTAGAAAATGTTTCCATTAAATTACGTAATGCTGCCTGGCCATTTGGGGTCATGTAATCGGCTTCATCTAATATAACAATCTTCCATTGTCTAAATCCAACTGTACTAGCAAAATTCTTTATTTTAGTTCGGACTGTTTCGATATTATTTTCATCTGATGCATTAACATACATTACATCNGCATCTACATTATTTGCAATTATCTTAGCTAATGTAGTTTTACCAGTTCCAGCCTGACCATAAAATAATAAATGAGGAACATCGCCTGAGCTAATATATAATTTAACTTTATCAATGATATGTTCATTGCCTACATATCCATCTAATGTACCGGGTCTAAATTTTTCAACCCATAATGTATTTTCNTGATTACCAAACATATTTTATTTACCTGTTGATCCGAATCCGCCATCTCCTCTATCTGTATCTGATAAAGAATCCATTTCACGTAATTGTATTTCCGGATATTCTATTATTATTAATTGTCCTATACGATCTCCTGTTTCAAATCTTTTTGTTGATGCAAAAAATGTATCTTTTTGAAATTTATATCTAAATATTACTTCTCCTCTATAACCAGAATCTACAACACCTACACAGTTAGCTAATCTTAAATCTGTTTTAGACACAGATGATCTAGGAAATAACAATCCTACATGATCTTTTGGTATTTCAAATGCCAATCCGGTGTAATATTCTATAAAGTTATGTTCTTTATTTATCATATAACCTATGCAAGAAATATCCAGCCCAGCGTCTCCATCTTTAGCATATGATGGTGTTATTGCATGTTCACTTAATTTTTTAAATTGTACTATCATGATGTTTGTAATTGCACTAAATAATATGTTGAATCAAAAGTTTTAGATGTAAAAGTTGCTCTTGCCAATCCGGCTGCAGATACTTCTAATTTTGCAGTTTCAGCATCTTTATTTGCTTGTAATATTTCTTTAAATAAATTTGATGAAAAACAAACAGTTGCCATTTCTTTATTAACAGTTGCATCTGCACTAAATGTAATTCTATTAGTGTTAATTGCCGAATAATTTACCATTATTTCTGTTCCAACTCCATTTGCTCTGATTGCGAAATTTTCAGATTCTGGTATTGCATTCTTAGCTTTAACAAATTTATTAACAAAATCTGTTGTTAAATCTATCGTAACATCCCAATCCGGTAATTGTTTTAAATCTGGGACTTGTCTTATAACAGATAGGTCAGCCAACATGAATTTCATGCGAACATCTTTATCTTTAATATCAACACTAACCGATTTATCATCGATTGTATTTACTTTAATATCTAAGCTATCTCCAACAGCCGTTAACATTTTAGTTAACTGGGGTGTTGCATATACTCCTAGATCATTGTCTCCAAAATTCAAATTATTTGAATTAATCTCGCCTATCACATTTTGATCATCTGTGATAAAACTAGTTTGCAAATTTCCATCTTTGCCTTTCCATTTAACCGATGTAGTAGCTCCTGCTAAATGATATCGGTTAACAAAATTTAATAAGTCGTTCTTTTTCATTATTTATGCCTTTTCAAAAAATTGATTAAAAATATCCTTGTTTATTGTTGATATACTCTGCCCGCCAAATTTCTGATAATATTGTTTATATTTTTCATAAACTACAATTGCTTTATCAGGGTCTTCAAACATTTCGTATATACTTTTTAATACTGCTGCCAAATTGGCCGGAACCATATATTGAGCAACATCTCTATGAGCAGCGACAATTTTGTTCACTTCTCTAATAGTATTTTGGAATACGTGTACATTATGTAACACCATTCTCGGTACAGCATCTTTATTATATTCATCTAACATACCCCATGTAAAATCTTTACATGCCGGGCAATCTAAACTACATGGCACCAATTGATCATGCTGCAGATCTGGTACTTTATCAGTTGATAATTTGATAATATTTCCGTCTTCATCTTTATTTCCTTTTGGCATATATACATCACTAAAAGATAATTTCTTAAAGTTATGAGAATGTAAATAAGTTCCATATACAGGATATTGTCCAGGCGAACTCGAATCTGTTGTTACAACTATTCTGTTTCCAAAATGTTTATTTAAGTTCTTCTGTATTGTCGATAAAATAAAGAAATCAGATATTTTTGAAATTCCTAATAAATGTAAATATTCTAATCTCTTATTTTCAAATTCTCTATTATTTAACATTAATGCTAATGCCCACATAAAATCAACTAACTTTTGTGGTCCTCCAATTGCCCAACCTTGGAATTCAAAATGTTTAAATCTATGATACCAATAATCATACTCTGATGGATTAGACCCCTGTAACATGTTTAAGAATTTTGTCTTTCCGGATTGATGTTTTTCAAACCAAGCAAAATTATCATAACTAATATCTGCACAATGATAAAATTGATTTTCATAAACTGTTTTGGGTGGAATATCTAGATTTGCTGCTACATCTGAATTTGCTTCTAACCAATGAAATATTTTTTCTCTTAAATCATCACTATACGTTAATGCACCTGTTGCAATTTGATATCCTCCGGANTCTCCAAATACTAATACATCATCACCTAAGCCCATTTGCTGTCTAATGTCCATTTTCTTATAATAATGTCCGGCTGTGACTAAGAAATATTTATGTCTATATTCTTCCGGATATTCATCTGTATAAAATCTGCATGGGTGGCCAGATGATAACTTATCATCTTTAATTAAAGAAGAAGCAAATCCACCAGCAGATAAAGATGGAAAATATATAAATTCTTTTTGTTTTTCGTTACTCATGGAACGCCTTTTCAAGTAAAACATCTAGTAATCCATTACATGAAAAATATTCATTATGTAATTTATCTACTAGTTCTGGTAATTTTGTCCTTATATGGTCATAATTGTTCATTGTATTTCGTATCAATGCAATTAATAAATCTTTTGATCTAATATAACTATCTTCATTTTCTGTAAACGCACTTGGATATTTAAATTCATCCAAATACATTTCTCTATAACTTAATCTATCTGGAACTAATGGAATTGCACCTGCCAAAGCTCCTTCGTAACATGATATACCCAACGTCTCTTGAAGGTTTGCAGAAAATACTATCTTTGACCTTTGTAGCAAACTATGATATTCTTTTTTAGACAAATNATGTTCTTGACATACTATAAACTTATATTCAGGTAGTTCCTTTTCTAAATCTTTGAATATTTCAACTTGCTTTTCTGGTGCTATCCTATGAGGAAATAATATGATATCTTCTTTAGGTCCTGTATTTGGAATCATATGATATAGGTATTCCATTGGCCATCCGGTTCTGAAACATTGAATGNCATCATAACCAAAATTTTCTCTAAACATTTTTAGATGGTCAAATGATGCAAACCAATTATAATCTATTGTTTGTGCTAATGATTTTTCAAACGTCTTAACCCATTCATCTTTTATCAATCTTCCTAAAAAGTCATTTGGGTCATAATTACCAGCATGCCAAAAACCATGTATTTTAATCGGTATTTGTAATAACTGGCTCATATACTTAAGTTGAATAATAGTAGGNTTCCAGGCATCAGTATAAATAAAATGGTCTCCGGNTTTCACTTCGCNATTACAAAATAGTCTACTAATTTTTTCCATTTGTGCACTTTTGTATATATTAGTGCCACCAAAATTTAAAAATGCCCCCGGAGTGGTTGCATCTGGAATGTCGGTCGGTCCTTCTATCACACGGACATTAAATTGGCCAAAGCTTTGTATACGTAACAATTCCGGAATATGATGTTTCCATTGTCCAGTATACCTACTTTCAACTGCTTCAAGGTCTATTACCCATATCGTATTAAGTTCTGTCATATTTGTAATCATCTGGTTTCACATGTTGCATATTTTGTATACTTGCACAATATAAAGAATAATCATCATATACAACTTTGATACTATCATTCTTTTTTAATAAACTAACTTCTTTTTGATTTATCATATACATTATATGACATTTAATTCTAATCATTGGCGGTATTAATTCTAATTGGCCGGGGGTTACTTCTATACTTACTACATGCCTACCTCTATCAACTAAATCATTTAGCCATTGCCAATCATTAATTGTAATCATTTGATTTGTTGCCGGAGAACAAATGTATATATGAGGTGCTTTATAAAGAATTTGTTGCAATTCATTAGGTTCTTCTAAATTTACATTTGCAACAAACAATGTTTCGACATCTGTTAATCTGCCTTCACATTCTTTTCCGAACCAATAATCTTTAAATCCTATCATCTTATTTATTTATATTTAATATAAGTAATTTTTTTCATGATTCCAAATTAAAATGCAAAAAACTTTCCTAAATTATTATTTTTTGGAATTAACCCCCATTTCATTGCACTATAAAAATCTCCTAATTTATTTGCAAATGCTGACTCAAATACCTTTTCATAATTAATATTTTTAGAAACAAATTCTTCCAATTGCCTCGGATCTTCAAACCCTTTCAATGCCATCGTATCCAATCCCATTGCATTAGGGCGTAAATAAGTCCATTTAATTTTTTCGCCATTAATTATTCCTTGAAATTTTTTGGTTAAGCCTAAATGACTTAACATATCATTATAATTTAATGCTGATTTGACATGTACTGGTGTACCTTTTATTCTAGGAGTAAATGGCTTGTCTCCTCTTCTTACATATTTTGTAACATGTTTTACACCTGTCGGAAACATTACATCTATTAATGGTAATGTCTTCATATGTTCTTTAAAATCTAATATCTTTTGATCTAATGTGCGTTTATCAATATCATTCAACATATCTTCTAATACCTCTGCCATAAACTTTCTGAATGATGGTGGAAAGGAAGATCTAACTACATCTAATCCTTTTACGTCTAATTTTGAAACAGTATGGCCTTCAATATTGATTATCCATTGAGCATATCTTTTCTTAGCAATCCATAAACCAGCTTTTGCAACATTTTCTTGTTTAATATCAAATCTATGTTTAGTAGTATTATGAAACCGTTCAGCATATATATCATATGCATTATTGATAAACTTTTGCATCTCATCAGCTATTTCAATAGTTTTATCAGCCATCCAACTTTCATCAGAAATATTATAATCTGGATATCTTTTTTTAATTAAAGGTAATGATGAGAAAAATGTTGAATCTGTATCAGTATAAATACAATAATCCTTTCTTTCTCCCAATTCTCTCGTGTAAAATTGGTTTCCGATATCTGCTGTGAATTTTATCAATTGCTGACCCGTACTAGTAATTGCTGTTGCATTATCTGGGTCAAAGAATCTAAAGCCGGGGTTGCCAAGAACTCCATAAAATGAATTTAGAAGAATTTTTGTAACTAATTGCATTCTATCATAATATTCTGCTTTAGCATTATTTCCTTCTTTTTCATATTTTTTACGTAAATTTTTATATTCAACACGTTCATTGAACCAATTATCTAAAATTGAAGGCAAGAATCCTTTAATTGTTTTATCATATACAACTCCATTTGCTGCAATAGAATAATCATTATCTTCTAGATACTTTCTTAAATCCTGACTAGTTTCCCAACCNTTCCATTCATCTGTATAATGTGTACCGGTATTCTTAATATATTTATGGCCATCAAAATTACTTAATTTAGTTACTTTTGTTTCTGGTGAAACGTTAAGTGTCATAATGATACTAGGATACAATGATGTTAAATCAAGGTCATATACCCATTTATATCTACCGGGATTTGGTGCCTTTACATATGCTCCTAATAAATCTAAAGGTTCGTCAGAATTCCTATGTTTTCGACTAGGGGCAACTACGTCTAATCTATTCAAATAAGTTATAGCTGCTCCATCTAAATACCTCGTAGGAAATAAAAAATCTTCATATGGAACATGACCTTTATGACAAATACTACGTGCTAAGTCTATCAATCCCATTTTCTCATCTATCTCTACTACAAGATCAACATCATTCATGTTGTAATCGATATACTTTTCAATATCATCTCTTAACAAATCATTTAATGAACCATCATACTTAATTTTACCTTTACCTAATTCTTTTTGTGAAATTGCTTCCAATGAATAACTAGATTCTTGATTATATGTGTAATTTTTATATAATGCCATATAATCTAAACATGACACTCCAGAAATTCTATACCTATTTCTATGTTTCAACCAAATTACATCTTTAATCGGAGATAATGTTCTGGCTTTAGATTCTCCTAATACCTGGACCATCCGATTATAAAGATATGGAATATCAAAGAAATCAATATTCCATCCAGTTATAATAGTAGGTTGTATTTCATAATAAGTCATCAAAAATTTAGATAATAATGTATATTCATCTACACAACTTATTATTTGTACATTATTTTTAGTTGTAGATTGTACAACTCCAGCTTTATCTAAAATCCATACAAATCTTTGATCACCTAAATGATCTTTTATTGCGATAGATGTTATTTCGTGTTCTGCTGTTTCCGGAGTCGGAAATCCATCAGATATATCAACCTCTATATCTATTGTTAATACTTTATGTCCGGTACTTGCATCATCTGATTCTTTGTACATATCAATTAATGTACGCATTTCTGGGTTAATATCTGCTTCATATAATCCTCTTTCTTCACGATCGAAATTATATATCTTATCAACGCGTTGGCCATCTAATGCTACATGTTTTCCGTAAGAAGATTTTTTATAAGCATATGGCTTGTATTTTATTTTTAAATGGCCTTTTTCATCATCCCAGATATGAACTGTATTACTATTTTTGTGGTACGCTACTGCTTGATACATTAATTAATTTTATATACGTTTCTATAATTTCTTTTTAATGAATTATCATCTAATCCATATCCAACTATCCATTCTTCATCAATTTCAAAACAATAATGGTCAATTGGCATTTTGGCTTCTTTACGCTGTACCAGTGTAACGATATTTACTTCGGCTGGCATTTTATCATTTACATGTTGTAATATTTCAATCATCGTCTGTCCGGTGTCAATTATGTCCTCTACGATATAAACACGTTTACCTTTCAATTCCAGATCTAAATGTTTTGTAATCTTAACTCCACCAGAATTGTCTTTACCTTCATATGATTTTGCTCTAATAAAATCAATTTGAACATCAATTCCCATATCCTTAACCAAATCTGTAAAGAACATAAATGCTCCATTTAATACACAAATCATTACTGGTGGTAAGGAATTATCACTAGCTTTATGTTCTTCAGATAATCTATGTGCCATTGCTCTGACACGTCGTTCTATTTTATACTCAGGTATTAGTATTTCCATAACCTCTTACAAATTCATAAAATTCAGACCTAGTTGCATTGTCATGTTTAAATGCACCGGTTAACTTACTTGTTTTCATTGATGCACCGCCATGTTTAACGCCCCTACACTGTACACAATTATGAGTTGCATCAATCATAACTGCCACACCTTTATTATCATTAATAATAGTGCCAATGGCATTATGTACTGCTACTGTTAATTGTTCTTGTATTGCACCTCGCCTAGCAAAATGTTCTACTAGTCGATTTAATTTACTTAATCCAATAACTTTACTATCTTCACCCGGAATATATGCTACATGGACTTTACCCATAATAGTTTGGTGGTGATGTGAACACATTGAAGTTAATGGAATACCCCCCTCAAAAACCATACCATCATAACCATCACTAGGAAATGCAGTAATATTTGGAGCTCCATTATATCTACCAGCCCATAAATCATTTATATATGCTTTAGCTACTCGCCTAGGAGTATCATTCGAATTTGGATCATTTCTCCAATCACATTTAAGTGCATCTAAAAAATGGCCAAAATGTCTAGCAGCAAGAGTTATCATATCTTGCTTTTCATTTTCTGATAAAGGACCTCCTGGAGCTACTCCATTTGCAAATCCTTCTTTAACTAATTCAATACTTTTCTTTGTTGTCATATTTTAATATAAGAATTTTTTTTCAAAAAACCAAATAACTCACACACTATTTAATTATTTTTTAATTTTGTCCATCTTATCGTCTAGGACTCTATATAAATCAGCGACGTGTTCTGAAAATTTGTTAATAATTTTATCAGATCTACTATCAATATTACTCTCCAACTTTTGTTGTAATATATCAATTTCTCTAAATAATGTTGAATGCTCTTTTTCTGAGTCTGTACACATACATGTTAATTCTCTATGTACATCTCGTTCCAAATCAGCAATTTTACCCTGTAAATTTTTATATACCTGCGCGATCGCAATTGCAATCCCACAAATAAATAATGTGACTAAAACTGTAATTATTGTTTCCATAATTTTTCTCCTATTTTATGGTGTGAGCTATTTGGTTATAATCATTGCAAGTTCAGATTCATGAACTAACAAATAATTTTCTTCTTCTACTTTAACTTGTTTATTACTACCGGCTTGATTTTTATGTAACATAACTGTATCGCCTGGTTTTACTGTCATTGGAATTCTATCCCCAGTTTGAGTAAACAAACCATCCCCAGTTTCAATTACATCAGCACGTACATAATCTCCATCTGTGCCATTTGTTAATATAAGTCCAGATTTGGTCTTATTTTTCTTTTCGTGTTCTTTTAATAAAATTAAATCTCCGATTGGTTTCATTTTCATAATTATACTCCTCTTTCTGTGTTAAATGCTATTATATGATCTCTACCAGTCATATTGTATCCTTCTTCGGCACACATTTCAAACACAATAGGATACATTCGTATTAATTGTTTCCTTGTATCTCCTGCTGGCATTACAAATGTTTTATGTTTTGGAATACTCATCTTGACTCTAAAATCTTCTATTTCTTTTAAATTTGATACAGTACCATCCCACACCGGTTTATAATGATAATCTTTATGGTATGACAATGTTTTAAAAATTGCATCTGAATTCANTCTATACTTATTATGTTGTTTAATCATTCTTTCGTCTACCACCTTCCCACCCGGAGTAACTGCTCCTAGTTTTGGAATTGAGTTNGAAAACTTCGGTGAAAGAGATATTAAATCAATTGGATAATCAGTTTCTAAAAAATGAGATCCTTCAGTTTCAATTGTAACTANTATTCCTCTTTTTTTAGCAAAATATGTTATTTCATTTACTAATGCTGAGTGCATTGTTGGTGATCCTCCAGTAAGCATCATTTCTTTTATATGGGGATTTTCATCATATATTTTAATAATATCGTTAAAATTAAATGTACCTTTTTCAGGATGAATAGAAGTATACCAACTATCGCACCATCCACCTTCTCCAAAGTAGCATCGATGAGTACAACCCGTTGTTCTCACTGCTATTGTGGGTCTTCCAAACCTACTACCTTCACTCTGCACACATCTATACAATTCTAGTATAGGTAATGTTTTAGAATAATTTTCTATTCTTTTTAATACCCCAAATTTCCTACTTACTACCATATT